AGATATATTCTAGATCTTTGCAAAGAAGATTTAGAGTCGTAGCAGCTTCAATAATATTCTCAATTTGCTTTTTAGAATTTCCAAACTGCCTGCCGATTGTTGAAACTAGATCGACTGATATGCGACCTTCATCAGTGTCGTTAAGGACTGTCCAAATGTTTAAAAGAGAGAGAACTGCTAAAGGTCCGTGGTCATCAGAAAGTTTTATTACTCTTGGATCGTTGAAAAATTCAGATTCTAAAATAATCCCTGGTGGCGCTTTGACTTTCTTATTTTCCATGAGTCGCCCCCACGAAAAATGATATTACTTTGTTGTACGTTTTGTTTTGTGGTGGTAATTTAAAGGAGCAAGCTATCATTTTCGACCACTGTAATTGGTTAAAATGTTAGCTTTTAGAAGCGTTCTAGGTAGTTTACTAGAGCGCTTTTTTCGTATCTATTGGGCCATTCCTAGCGTTTATAGATACTACGTCCTACTTCACCAACTTTTAGTTCTGGTGAAGTAGAGCTAACGTATGATTCGTATCATGTTGCTTTTTCGCTGCCAAGATATATTCTTAAGCGTTTTGATTTATTTTTATCTTAAACGGCGCGTCGAATTTTTCAGAAAGTAGTTTTAAAAGACGCTCTTTCATGATTGAAAGCATCACGTATTGTTGAGAGTCCTCTACTTTTAAAGTGAGTTTTCCCATGCTGAAATTCTGAACATTGGTGCCATCTAAGATTTGCGCGATATCCTGATCTGATTGATTCAAATGTTCTATAAATTCCTGCCAGTCAAGCGCGTGGTGATTTTTCCTAGCTGCAAGCCGAAACCGCTCCAAATCGGCTATACCGTTTCTGACGGCGTGAGAAATGTTGATAAAGCGCGCTAAAAACTCTTCAAAGGTTTCTAGCAGTTCTGAGATTCTGTTTAGACCCGCTTGAGAGTCTATTTTTGTATTTTCCATACATGATCTTCGTCATATTGAGTTAATAGTTTCCTTATTTATTTTAAACAATAGAACTCTTTTCTATTGACAACTTAAAAGAACGAAAAGCTGTCTTGTGTCTTAATCCCTAGGGACAAGACAGCAAGACAGCCTAATTAGAACTGCGGAGTAGTAGCAGCCTCGATTAACTTCTTAGTATCCCGCTTTTCCTTGCTACGCTGATTCGACTTCCCGCGTTCGCCCCCAGGCTTAATTTGTAAGCTGAATTTAGTCACGAGCTTAGCGCCTGGTATTTCCTCGCTTCCTGCTTCGAGGGCTTCCTTGATTTTAGCCTTACTAGGAGCCGTAACAGTCGTGCAGTAATCAAAAGGCACAGAATCAGGATCATAGATATCCGTAGATACCGTTTCTTTATAGTACAGCCGGACGCGTTCACCCACAAAAGTGCTGTCTTTAGCGGGGGGTAGAATCTGGATAATAGCTCTATTATGCCACTCGATTTTATCTTTGATAAGATTTTCCTCGGCTTCCATGAGCTTTCTAATCTCATCGTTTTTAAGCTCTGTGGCTTTTAGATCGAGCTTGAGTTGTTCGATTCTAGCCCCTCGATAATCAAGCTGATTCATAGCCCAAGTTTGATAGTTTGGATCTTCCTGATTTAGAGCCGCACCGATGAAGCGCGATTCTAACCCATCTTCTGATTCTTCCCGTTCAAAGCCGATCAGCTCTGATTCTGGAATATTGTAGTATTGTTCTATGGCGCTCATACCCCTACCCCTATATTTGTTGGTTCTGCTAATAGTTTTTCTTTCCAGTCAGTTGCCTCTACGACTTCAGGCACCGCTTTCACTTCGTATTTATCAAGCCTCTTAAGCTGCTTTTCTGAGTACCAAATACCAGGCTTATCAAGATCGCCGTCAGCGCCGTTAGATACAAGAAATTCTATAACTGCCTTTCCCTTCTCATCGGCGAGTATCGATTCAATGTTATATGTATAATTATATTGTTTCTGAATAGTTGGGGTGTCGGTGACCACCGCTACCCCTTGACTTTGTTCTGCATCCTCTAGTTCTTCAGCCGCGTGCAAGCCTCCGATGATGTCGGCCCACCCATGACGGCAAAGGCGTGCCGTACATCGAGCATACATCATATCTTTGGGGTACTTTTGCCAGTTGTCGCCATTAAGCCCCGCTTGCTTGGCATCTGACATACTGAAGGTGTAATTTTCCGACCAATCACCCCTACTCGCTTGCACTGTCACCGACTCATTAGAGCTTGCGATGGTTTTGAATTTACCCCCGTTGGCTTGCGCAATTGCCTGTAACGCCGCAGCGCGTGGGGCTACCCTACCCTTTATCATGTCGAACAAATTAATTGAGCGTAGAGGCGTGAAGCCGTATTCTTGACCTGTAAGCACGATCATATATACCGCTGCTTTTGTCTTTAGGTGCGGCGGTAATAAACCACTAGCTATTAGCAGCTCACAGACTTTCAATTGTGATTCTAAGTTATTTGAATAGCTCGCAAGTGTAGGTTTATCGTTGTAAATTGTAGGTATATTATTCATTTTTTGTTTCCTCTTTGATAATAACTGCTAACTCTGTGAGCATTGAGGTGATGACATCGACCATGCATAGCATCAAGCAATGCTCGCCAGATTCCTCGAACTTGGGATCAAACTCCTCCATTTGTCCTAACAGCTCATGCATTCCCGTAGCCCCAGCCCTGCCGATTCGATATGTAATTGATTCTTTAGTGTTCATTGATTTCGCCCCCCTGTGGATAAATTGAAACGACCCTTTCGTCCCCTGCTTCGTTTGTAAAAATAAGCTCGATTTTAGAACGCTTATCAACTCGTTTGATAAAGTCAAAGTTATCTAATTGTTGGTCGAGCATTACACCTAGTATCTCTTTTTCTATTAGCTCTTTCATATTCGCCCCTTAAAATGGCGAGCTGTACTAGCCTCGCCGGTTGGTTAGTGCTTTTTCGCCCTCGATTGATCCAGCGTGAAGCCGTTAGGATTGAAAGGATCTAAGCCATATACTGCCAAGTCCTGACCCAAAACGACGACTTTGAAGCCGATCCAGAGGGAAAAGAAGCCCGTCAATATCAAGACCTGAAGGCATGTCACTATTAATGATGACAGGCTGAATAGGTCCGATTTCACGCGACTTAGTAAACTTAATTCTGACATATTAACTCCCCTGTGATTCGTTAGAATGTCCGGTGCAGTCTTTCCATAAGCACTGAATGCCGTGAGGTCTATCAATCGTTTCTGACGAATGCTTATAGGTGTCGGCTGCATGAACCCCTGCCGTTGCAGATAACTCAATGCCGCTACAGCCTTGCGCCGTCAAGATTCCTGCAATTATTCCAGCTACCGCTAATATAACGTGTACTTCCTTGTTCATATTTTTTCTCCCGTTTAGTTTTTTGACATTAAGTTACAACGAACACATGAAACGCCTAACATTCTAAGTATCTCTCGACTTCTAGTTCCTCGACCAAATACCCCTTCTTTAGGAAAGCAAAGGCCAGTAATATTCAAAACTGCTATTATTATTTTTTCTTGAATGTTCATGTTTTCCTTTGTGTTCATTTTAACTATTGCTTTTATTCGCCCAAATGAGGTATACAAATGATACGCTCATTTGTGATTATATAATCACTTTTTTGGCGCGGAGTCAACATATGTTTATCTCAAAAGTTTCTTTTTTGAGTATTTTTATTATCGAATATTTACGCTAAGTTATGCGAATGCAAATAGTAGAAGATGGAATAAATAAGTTCGGCGGCATTGCAAATCTGCAATTTGAGTTAGCACGCAATGGTATCCGAATATCCATCACCGGCCTATCTAATATTGTCAAACGCAAAAACGAAAGCATCAAGTTCGATATGCTCTGCGCCTTAGTTGAGATAGTTTATGGCGGAGACTGGGCAAAAACCGGACGTGTTATAGAGCGCGAATTTAAGAAGAAATAGCCAGATCCGCCTTATTTATTAGAGATAAGGCAAATGAACAATATTAAGCGATCCACCTGCTGCAACTCTACCGTTGTATACGTAAGCCACAACCCCGAACTCTCGGATGAAACCGACTTCTGGAAGTGCGAGAAATGCGGGAAGGAATGCGAGGTTATAGAGATTAAAGAGCAATGCGTAGGAGATGAGGCGATATGAGTTACGATATTTATTTCTATACTGATGCCGGAAACGGCCCCGTTAATTTAGATATTGGTGACTTTAATTACACTTATAACCTTGGCAACTTTTTTGAATGGTTACTAGGTAAACGTTTAGGCGATTACAACGGATTAGATGCTTATGAATTAATGTCTGATATTAAGATCGGGTTTAATAAACTAATGCGAGCAAATTACGCTGAGTATCAACATTTCAATCCCGATAATGGTTGGGGCCATGTAGTTACAGCGACGGCTTTATTAGGTCAAATTGGCATGGCTTGCGCTAAGGCACCTAATGCAAAAGTAGGAGTTTGCTAATGGAGGATGTTATTTACCTTCGCAGATTAACGACAAAGGACGGCATTGTAGGACCAATTGAAATAATGAACGACCCTAGGCCAAGAGAATTAAGACAGGCAAAGCCTGATCTTGGTGTTTTTATATGCGAAGAGCAAAGCATTCTTTCTGAGTCAGGTCATGGATTACAAACGCGAGAGTATTATATGAAAAAACAAAAGCACGCAATTCTTATCGAGATGGAAGAAGTATGACAGAATTTTGGTTAATGATGATTTTTGCCGTTATTTTCTACAGCGCCCTAATGTTCGATAATCGCCTTACGAAAATTGCTGAAATATTACTAAAGGAATTGAGATGAGCAAAACTCTAGTATTCGTAATCTGCTGCTGTATTTTCGCCGCTATTCTAGGTTGGGACGCCTCGCTATACATGGACGCCGTACCAGGCAATTCGATCACTCAAGTAGTTGTGGAGCTGTCGAGTAAATCAAAGCTGATTCCCGCTTTTATTGGATTCTTCTTTGGTTTCTTAATGGCGCATTTTTTTGATGATTCTAAGCAGGCGGAATAATGAAGGACATAGAAAAGTCATTAATGGACATGCACAAAAGAGTCTTTAAGTCTCAAAAATGCCCCGATCTGATGTATGCAGGCGGTGACTATTTAATATCGATGTTGAAAAAAGCTAATGAGCCTTTTGACTGGGTAAAGAAAGAGTCTGTTTATATGATAACTAAAGAAGGAATTAAGGAGTTGAAATGAAAAAACTAGAAAAATACATATTAGCAATATATGCTCTATTTTGCGTGTTTTACATAGCGCAATTGGCGTATGCAAAAGAACCTAATTGTCATAGCTGCGAATGCCGCGAGCTACACATGATTAGATTGCTGCTACAGAATCAGTTTCACGTTGTTTGTGATGAGAGCCATTGCGAAGGGAGCAGTTCTAGTTCAAGTAATGGGAGTTCAATGCCGTAATGTTCGAGCGAATAGTTAGAAAATTGAAACGCTACGTTGTGGAAGACGCGCCGCCTCACGCAGAGCAAACGTTACAAGAGTTTCTAGCGTCGATTGATTTGAGCTGTGAGACGATGAAAGACGGTAGAATAAGAGTTTGGACGAATGAGATTAAAAGGGTTGAAAATGATAGCACAAGGCTTGATAGCTCAGACAGTAGAGCGCGCCCCTGAAGAGGGTGAGGTCGTTGGTGCGATTCCAGCTCAAGCCACACGTCTTGATAGCTCAGCGGTAGAGCACTCGCCTGTTAAGCGAGCGGTCGAAGGTTCGATTCCTTCTCAGGACTATTTTTAGAGGTGATATGAAAAAGCCAAAACGCCAAAAAGCTAGAGAGTCAAGACAATCAGATCTAGTTGATTCTGCTAATATGTATTGGTTCTTTCTTGTACCTACAGAACATGAAGCATTTATTGATGTAGTTACTTCGAATCAAGGAGCAGGATTATGAGCACCGACAAAGCACTAGAAGAAGCTGCAAAGGAATATATTGCATTAGGCGAAAAGTGCGATTGCCAGATTGTTCCTAGTGATATTTATAAAGCTGGAGCGTATTACCGCGAGCAAAACCCTCGCTGGAAATATCCAGAGGTGGACGGTTGGCCGACTGTCGGTGATGTAGTAGCAATCGAATTGCTTCCTGAAAGATCGGGGTGTGCTAATCAAGTTTGGAAATGGCAGGGGTTTAAATGGAAGGGGTTTGATTTTCCATCATCCGTCGAACAACAAATAGAGTTAACAGGTATCAAGCGTTGGCTTTTGATTGAGGGGGGCAAATGAAAGAGGAATACTATTGCACACGTGCGGAAAATGGTTTCTACAGCAAGGAGCTTATTGATCTTGCAAAAAGACGCATCAAGGATTTGCTACATAAATCAAGGCTCGACACAGTTCCGTTAAGTACAATCGTAGAATCTGCATATCTTATAGGTATGATGGACGGATCAAATGCCGAACGGGAGCGCCACATAAATGACTAAGCCCGTTAAAACCCTAACCCTAGAATTCTTCCGTGCGGGGGATGTGATGCCGGATAAGGATAGGACCCTCATAATCAATCATCACGATGGAGGATACTTTCTCTCGAAGGGTATAGACCCTATTTGCTCTATACTTAGACAGGTTCCCAAGTGGGAGCCGATTTACGGAGCGCGTGAGAACTACAAATACTTTGTTAGCAGCGACGACTTCTGGGCATACTGGCCGGAAAAGGAGTTGGAAGATGAGTGATATTTGGTGTTGGTGGTGCGGAAAAGAATGTGCTGCATATTTGCACCCATACAAAGATCGTTATTGCTGTTTTGCTTGTTATCAAAAAGGAGTTTTAGCCATGGAAAAAGAAACAGAACTAAAAGAGCTGAGCTTCGAAGAAGCGATACGAGCAATGCACAGAGGGGGTTTAGTGACATACCACTTGGGTGCTGCTGCCTCATGGGCTTATCGTTTTTCATCCAGCTTTGGTGATTATAGAGACTCAGACCATAATGTTATTTATTGCCCAATGTGGGCCAAGTCCATAGGAGGCAAATTCTACCTCGGCGACGTGCGCGAGCAGCTAAAAGCACGCGAGCAGAAAAAGAAAGAGGAGGATAGGTTTAAGGAGATTGATATCCTTATAGATGATAACTGGAACTGGGGTAATATAACTGTTGATTTTTATAAGAAACTTGCTCATAAGATTATAGAAGTTGCGCAGAAAGACGTTAAAATTATTAACCACTAAACTTCTCAAACGCCCCTATCAAGAGCTTTAGAGTAGTAACCCAAGCTACGATAGCCACTAAGCAGTAACAGAGCGTATTAATAACCTTCAACAACCCACCTACTAGGCTCTCACGCATCGCTTTGACTTCTTTTACAAGCCCCTGAAAGCCATCTGATAAGATTTTTTCTAAGGTAGTTAAATCCTGTTTTTGCTCACGCCTAAACTCGTTCAATTCCGCGAAAAGGTGCGCTGTTTCAGATCCGTTTGCTCCTGACATAAGTTCCATTATGGTGTGTAGGTTATATAAAATACATTCACGTAAACGCCTGCGCTTGCTATGTCAACATATAGACCTTCACCTGTGTTGGTCTCAAAATATCCTGTATCTGTCATTGGTAGTATGAATTGAGCTGCGTTCGTATTAGCAGGTGCCCAATAAGACGGACTAAGTGAGGTACCACCCGATGCAGATTTGAATAATACAGCTCCTATTGCACCGCCCGTGCCTTGTAAGTGTACGCACATAACGCGTATACGCTTACCAGTTATAGCAGCAATTACCACCTGATTATTTGCAACCGTGCCAGTAATAAAGGCTTGAGTTACTGTGCTAACTTGCCCGTTGATCATGTATTGGCGAATCGGATCTATACTCATGTTTCTACCATGTCCGTTTTGCGGTTATAGATTCTTAGGAAATCTGGTAGTGCTTTGGTCTTGAGGTAATCTACTTGCGCCTGTTCCTGTGCGCTTAGCTCTTTGCCTTTTAAAACTTTTGCGAGTAGTGGCGCTCCTAGATAATGTGCTGAGTAAAGAAGCGTTGGATCATCACCGAATCTTGCGCGGTTTTCTGCTGTTAATTTTTGAAAGCCTTCGTAGTTCTGCCCTAGGTCGAAAACGTCTTTTACTCCTAAAGCTTTTGCAGTTGCGCTTGTTAATTGGAACGCACCCTTTGCGCTGCTTATCGGATTCTTAGCCGTTGGATTGCGGCCTGACTCTGCTTCATAAACCGCTGAGTCAAAAGGATTAGCATCAATCTTGCTTTCTATTGCTGTAATGTCTTGTTTTTTCACGGGATTTGCTCCAAATACTGAGGTTATAGCTTTGTGTTGAATAGAGTCTGCAGGGGGTGTAGCATTGAGAGATGGAAACTTTACTTGCGATTGTGATCGGGGCACTAAAGGTAATTGTGATTGTATACGCTGTGGTTGTTGTAACGAATTTTGAAGATTTTGTTGCAGCAGTGAAGTCGACTTGGCGGGATCGTCATTTAAGGAAGGCTTCCCAAAAACTGCAGAAATAGCATTCAAGCTATCTGTTGGAATATCAATTTTATTCAGCGCATTGCTTGAGGTTGTTAAAGCACTTCCTAATATTTGCTTTCCTTTATTTGTTGTAGCCAAACCCGCGCCTGCTGCTGTTGCAAGCCCTACCAACGGCCCCCCTACTCCAGCACCCACCCCACCTGCAACTAACCCTGTAAGACTGGGTACTATAATAGATCCATATCCTCCAGTTGTTCGAGTGAACGATCTAGGATCTAAGGTTTGATTAGCTAACTGCGCAACACCACGTTGAACAATTGGCTTCACTACCTTCCATTTTTGAAGTTCTGCGTTTAATTCGTTAAGCCCTGGTACATGTTGCTCTAGAGTTGTTTGAAGGTCATTATATACAGCTCGATTGAATTCATTTAGTGCGGTATCGTTTGGATCCCACCTTTTCCCCTGTCCTATTTTCTGTTGTTGTAAGTACAACAATGAACCTTTACCTTCTGTTCTCAAATTCTCTTCTATTTTACCAAGTTTCCCCAAAAGACTATCGATTTGGTCACCTGGTATTTTACCGCTTTCTAAAAGAGATAAGGTGTTATTGAAGGTTGGATGTACCTCTTTTGTATTATGGGCTCTGATTAAATCATCTATTTTACTTGATAGATCTTCTTCCTTGGCCTTAACTATTCCTGTCATTACTTTAGGATTACGAGAAGTTCCAAGTTCTCCATTTTTAATAATATCATTCAATGCGTTTTCTGTGGCGGTCGCGTATTGACCGTCTTCCATCATTTTTATTCCAATATCATTGGCTGCTAGTTTGTAATCATTATAATTTGTGCCGATAGATTTTCTTTGTAATGCCAGCCCCTGCCCACCAAACATATTGGCTATAGCTGAGCCAGTATTTGCTATTGCCTTACTTCCAGCACCTAGCGCGGCACCAATACCAGCGCTACTAATAGCGTTATCCAAAGCATTCTCAGCACGATTATCAACGCCGCCCTCACCTGACATAAAACCATTTGCTAAGCCATAACTGCCAGCTTCAAGTCCAGTCTTGATACCTGATTTAATTATCCCATCTGAGCGATTTACCGTTGTTCCTAGTGGCAATTTTGATGCGCCTGCTAAATCTAGCGCTAATGCAGCAATAGGCGCTGCCTTTGTGAAGCTTTTATCTGCCCCCCTTACCTCTGCAAGTCTTTGATCATATGCATCACTAAGATTACTGCCCCCCAAGGCATCAATACCAGAAGCAACACCGGCGGTAATTTCATCTCCCGCGCCAAGTGTTAAACCATTGAGTAAGTGACTAGGTGCTCCTATTAAAGCTTGTTGTGGTGTTATTTTCTCGCCACTAGGACGAGTTAGCCACCAGTCTTTGGATGTTAACGCACCAACAGGATCCTTAAGTAATGAAGGGGGATCACTTTCCCCCCACGATCCGCTTGCACCCCCAGAAGTGTCAACGGACGCACTTGTTACGCTAGGATTATCTTCTACCTCAACTTCATAAGTGCCTGTGTCTGTTTCAACTTGGTAAGTACCCATTATTTTAACTTCTTAATAGATTTTACTTTTCCGTAGCCCATGAAGTCAGATCCAACAGTAGGAACTTGTGAAACTTGCGGTTGAGCTTGCCCACTGAAATACTCCTGCCAAGATGGTCGATCAGAGTTTAATTCTATTTTCGTGCTGTCACCGTTAAATATTGGGAAAGCCTGCCTATATTCTGACCATTTCTTACCAGCGCCTGCGGTACTGCCTGCATTTGCTTGTCTGTAGGCTTCAAGAAAATCAGCATAATCTAGATTTAGCTTTCCTAAATCTTCCATCTTCTGAGCAAGTATTTTATTTGTTTCAGGCGTATTATTAACGCTTGGACCGCTTCCTAAATATAGCCTTGTCTCGTAATCTGAAACAGCACCAGGAGAACGATTCATTTTAACAATTTCTGGAGCAATAGAGCTTAGAATTGAATCGCCTTCTAATTTCTTACTAGCGTCTTCACTTACCGTAGATGCAAGGTAATCATATAAATGGCGTATCCCCTGCAAGTGTCCTGTTTGTCCTGCTTGAGACATACCGGCCTTGGCGGTAGATGATAGATTTAGTAAGTTTTGCCCATATTCTCTAGCGGCCTTGGCTTCGTCGTATGTCTTTGCATTGGCTTTTATTTCGCCTTCAACTTGCTGTCGCGCTGCTGTAGCTGCTTGCGTTGCAGGCATCCCCTGCGCTGCAAATTCCTGGAAATACTTCTGCATTTTTTTAACAGTGGAATCTTGCCCACTAGATAGATTCGGCCCGATATCTATAGGAGCAATTTCAGGCGCTGGAACTTCTGTTTTCTGTGGGATTTGTATCCCATATTTTGATGCCATTTCAGGCATAGTAAGAACTGCAACCGAAGGGTTTTTGCTAAATACTTCAGCAAACAAGGACTCACGATTCTTGTTAGTAATTTCATCCCTAGCCATGTCTCTACTCGTAACGTTTTTCATCGCCGACAACTTCAACTGCCCAAACGCTTCAGGGTCAACCCCTGCAGGTGCATTTACAGAAGCTGGATCAGCGTAGAGCTGAGGCAATACGGAAGCTGCAGACCCCAGTTGATCAGCCACTTGGTTTTCTCCAAGCTTGCTAAGAATCGTACCTAGAAACGCTTGACCAAGTGTAGTTGCAGCAACCTGCCCAGGCGACCACGTAGAAGTGTCAAATTTAGCCCCAAGTACAGGCGCTGCAATCTGCCTAAGCGTATTGTTTTGCCCTAATGTTTTTTCAAATTGGTTCAAGTCGGCATATTCGCCAGCTCCTGAACCGCCTAAAAATGCTGCTAAATTATCATTTCCCATATAAGCCTATAAGAAAACATCGCTAGTTGTGTCAGTTGAGCTTCCAGAATTCTTATTTCTGATGTTTGCAACGGCCAAATTATTATCGGCTGCAAGCTGTGCAAGTCTGTCTTTCTGCGCTCTATCAAGTGCTGCTTGTGCTTCGTCTCGTGTCATCTTGTATTTTTGCATTAAGACATTAAGAGCATTGCTTGCTGTAGATGCTGCAGTTAACTTGGAATTGAACTCAGCTAATTTATTAGTACTGAACTGATTCCCAGCCGCTGCATTTACTTGCGACTCTGTAGCCATACGCTGATCGGCACCGTTGTTAGCAGCCGCTTGAGCCTCTTGATCCCACTTATGATATTGGTCCTCAACGCCGCCGATTGCCTTACCATAAGCACTTTCTGGATTCGAGGGATCATAAGGAATTCCACGATCCGCAGTTTCTTGCTTTGCAGCCTCTAGATCTCTTAAGCGATTACGCTCGAGATTCTGCGTAGCGGTTGAGTAAAGAGAATCATAGGCGCTTTGTCTTGAGCTTGCTAAATCAGCGCCCGTGTAAACTTTTGGAGCGCCTGAAAGATCAACGCCGTTAGTATCTACGTTTTGAAATACGCCTTGTAGGAAGTCATCAACTGTCTTGCCCGTATCGCCTAAGCCCTTATCACCAACGTCAGTATGTTGCCCACCTGTAACTTGACCACCGTTTGCAGCCTTCATTTTTTGAAGCTGTGCAACTTGCGGATCGTTTGGTCGGTTTTTAAGTAAAAAATTTAATCGTGCATTTTCGCGTGGTCCAAACGTTGCCGCTTGTGGCTGTGCAGCCGTAGCCGCGCCAACGGCAAAAGGCGAGCTATTAGCAACCCCGCCGACACCCGTTCTAGCAAGGCTAGACGGACTCACCTGAGCTTGATTTGTGTTTCCAGTACCATCACCGACAGGAGCACTGTTAACGCTACCAAAGCCCGTTCTATTAAGATTTGATACCGTTGGATCGCCTGGTCCGGTCCCTGTGTTGGTGCCGTTTCCTAGTATGCTATTCTGTCCCGTTCTGTTCAAAATACTAGGATTATTTTGTGTGTTCGGTCCGTTGTTAGGAATGTTGTTAATCCCAGTTGAATTATTAGTAAATCCAGGATCGTTATAAGGTCCACGAGGCATAGCAGTCTGCCCAGTATTACCCGCCATCGCCTGCAGTTGTGCAATCTGCGGATCGTTCGGTCTTACCCGTTGCAAGTACTTTAATCTAACAGCCTCATGATGTGTTAATGCCATATTTTTACCTCGGATTTGTACCCATTTCTACCCAAAGATTCAGCCCGTAGATTTCTAATCCCGTTGTTTTCCCTGTAGTAGTTGTACCACTGATTTTATACTGGATATATGAACCTTCTATGCCCATATTCACGAAAGGCTTTTGCACGCTTCCCGTAGGTGCGCTTGTTTTTTGTGCAGTCGTTGATTTAACGCCTAAGTCACTTACAAATTGAAAATTGGTAATGTCGTACATGTCGGATTTCATGATGACATCTAAGCCCTCAGCCTTTTGAACGTAGGCGCGGCCGTTGCTTATAGGTGCAGATATGATTTCATAATCGTATGTCTTATCTGTCGTATCTAGATAGTTCCTATCTGTGTATCCTGTAGCCCCCTCTTTTAGGTAAACCATTATCTTGTCTTGTGTGTTGGGATTGCCAAATATAACAGAAAGAACTTTTTGCTTGTAACCAACAAGATATTTATAACCAAATGCTAGCGTGCTTCCAGTTGAGCTGTGAGTCATCCAAGATTGTTGGATTGTATTATATATGAAATAAAAATTTCCGTTTATTGTTGCGCCAGTACTATCAAGTAAGAATGGGAATTGAATTATTATTCTATTAGTTATCGGATCCCAAACACCATATACATTACTTTGCCCATTAGATGATTGATTAATGTATGTGACCCATGTGTCATGAATTCTTGTATTAACGCTTAGATTTGCAGCTGCTTCTGAGCCCTTTAAAAACAAGTCGCGCAATGAAATTACACCGCCTGTTGTATATACAAGATAGTCGCCTTGATAATACAACCCGATACTAGTAGAAAACGCCCCGCCCGCTGTATAAGTTACTATTGGTGCTATTCTAGCTTTTCCTGCAATTGTCCAATCTGATGCATTTGGATAAGTACCTTTATAGAATAAGACTTCACCACTACTAAAAATAAAAGCAATAAGTGTTTCAGAAGCTATATTGTCGGATATGGTTATCGTTGCAATTCCTTCGAGCGTGCATTTTTCGGCAACTAGGCCAGAGATATCAACCTCAGTACATGCGCCGCTTACTGCATCGATTCCTGAGTACCAATAAGAAACTTTGCTAGTAGTATTATATTGAATAATATAGGCTCTATGGTTGTATACACAGCCGCCCTTCGGCAGAAAACCAGTTCCAGTATAACCAATTGCCGCCCATGCCGCGCCGCTGTAACAGATTCCAGGTGCTAGAGCATCAGGAGTAAAAAAGAACAAATACTGATTAAAATATAACGGGTAAAATATTACGCCACTGCCACCGCCATAGCTAAAGGTAACTGTACCCGCATCTACGTCATAAACATCTATTTGGTTTGTTGCTCGATTATATGTAGGCAAAAATAAATAAGTATTTCCGTAGGCTGCAGGCGGTCCACTTGTATAGTTGCCAGACGCACCCATGGTTAACAGCTTATATTTACTATCACCATTTCTTAAGGTAACGCCGTCCTGTGATGAGTTGAAATTATGCAAGCTTTGACAAAATGGAGCTTCCAAAGCTATTACAGGCTTTGTTTGATCTAATCCCCCATACGGCGGCGGCAAAGGAATAGGATCCACTACTTCCTCGCATTAATTCTAGCCGCTAGTGTTTTACCGACTTCTGCGGGATTAGGATTGCTTAACGTTGGCTGCATTGTTGGTGCTGCAGGTCGAAAAATCTCGTTTACGTTATTGTTATAAACTTGAAATTCTGAGTCCGTTAGCTTTCCATCATCTTTTAACTGCTGTAATTGCGCAGATAATGTATCTGGAGTTAATCCCCTTTGTGCTGCAAAGTGCTGAATGTTTTGGCGTGCTGTTTCATAGTCGCCGTTAGCATTGCTCATCGCAGCGCCGGTATAGAGTTTAGCTATTAATGGTGTTGCTTTTCCGGTAAAACCCTCAGCGTTTGATAATGTGTTTGCGAGACCTATGGCTTTCTGAGTAGTCGAATCATCATAGTTAATTTCAGTAAGTCCTTTACCGTCTTTACCAAAATCAAACTTGCTACCATCGGCAAGCTCGCCCATGTAGTTATCATCAAGAATGCCGTTTGCTTTCCACTCTTTGCGTGCCTGATCACGGAATAGCTGATCACCCCCCTTAGAGCTTCCGAATCTGTCGGCAAGTATAGTTACAGGATTTGCCCATTTATCTATTTTATCAACTGCGCTGAATACTGGTTTTAATGCGCCTTGCTTACGCGCCCAATTGTCGGCTAGAGATGCGCCGCCAAAAGTATAATAATCGGCTACGGATCTACCTATTTGCTGCTGTAGTTTTGTCGCTTTATCACTATCGGTTGTCAGATCGTTGTTTAGAATGTTGTAACCTTGGTAAGCCCCTAATGCAGCGTTTAAGTAGGGCAAAGCACTCCCTGCTGTTGCGCTTCCTGCCCCGCCGTAGGCATTTATCATGTTTGCAGCACCCGTAGCCATGCCGAGACCGCCGCCAATTTTATCGCCGTTCTGGAAATTCTGATAACCTTGATAAGCTCCTAGCGCTCCTAAACCACCTTGTAGATATGGAGCTGCGCTACTTAGAAAGTTTTGCGCCGTGCTCATCGTTGAAGGTGATTGATTGTAAAATCCAGGTGAAACTGGAGTCATTACAGGTTCAGCGCCTACTGGAACTGCAGGAACTGAGCCTGGAGGCATTGCGCTGGACATGAAAGCCTGTCCGGTCCCTGTAGTGGGAGCGCCTGGTATAGTATTGGTTGCCGTGCTTGCTATCGGCGTACCGTCTAAATTCGTTACTGTTTTACCATCGAATAATCCGACCTTTCCATTGCCTAAAGGTACTGGTTGTGTGTGTGTTGGCCCAAGTCTATCGATTGCATAAGCACCTGCTAAAGTACCACCAATGCCATAACCAATAGGTGCAATTTGTCCTAGCGGTGAGCGTGCATTATCAGCCTGCTTTTGTGCTTTGTTTTGAGCATCGATTGCAGCTTTTGGATTCTGTCTAAAAACCGATCTGCCTTTTGCGTGAGATAGAAATGGATCATAAGCGTAGCCAGTCCCAGGCACTGCATAAAGCGTTGTACCATCTGGCATCACTACCTTCTCCCATTTCTGGTATCCTGAAACGTCAATGTTTGTTCCTGCCATTTTAAACGCTCCAATTCCCCGAAGGTGTTATTGGCCATAGTCCGTAGTAGTCATCTAGCGAGTCAGCCATATTTACCCGCGTTGGACCGTTGAATCTTGCAAAAGCTGATTTTAGTTGATTCTCCCAATCGGCGCGGAGTTGCTGAAACTCCTGCCCTTTGGCTTGCTTGTAAGCCCATCGCATTCCCTCAATCATCAAATCAGAATCGAATAGGCAAAGGTCATTATCTGATAGAAGTGTATTTGCAGGCTCGCAAAGGTAAGGTTCTAGATAGAGTGTCCAGTTAACCGTTCCATCTGAGATTGTTCCCGTTGTTCCCGTTGGTCTTGTCGCACTGGCCACACCACCCGCTGCAGTGTAATAAACATTACCGTTTCCCGTAACGACTGCGCCCGCCGCGTATGTCGTGCCTGTTACCCAATCTTTTGGCCAAATCCAGTTACATGACATGTAGCCCATATAGAGCTGATCTGTGTTATTCGGTCCTGCAGGATTTATAGAAAACTTTCCAGGCGAGCGTTTTGAATAAGGCGCGGTGGAGTATAAAAACCCAGACGGACCAATTATCTGATACGCCTTTCTAGTTAAGACACTTACCACCGCATAATTTCGCATCGCCATTGCTGCGTCAGATATTGGGCCAAACATAGGAAGATTGTTTGTTGTATCCCACTGAGTGCTGTCTAAAAGGCGATAAAAATCACCTGGCAAGTTATAGGTGCTAACACCTGTTGAAGTTGTGAAAGTATAGCCGCGCTTTAATTGCGGCCATTGATATGAGCGATTTCGTAGGTTGTCGCCGATATACTGAAAGAGTGATAAGTATTGCTGCTCAGCAGGCGAGGACACGCCAACTATCGAAGTCGGTGCCGGTTGATTTATCCGATAACAAAAGTTTTGAATGACCTCTTTAATTGTCGCCATAGCATAAAACTCTTAAGCCTCAGTTGTGGTATCTTCTACAACGTCAGTTAGCACTATCGGATCGACTACTGGATCAGGCTCAACGACCACATGAAGATTCTCAACTACAGGAGATTCTTCTACGAAAGGCGCTTTTGTGGCTAAAAAATCATTGTATTGCTGTTCATAGCGCTTGATGTGAAGCGCTTCTGCAGGGACATCGATTTCTGTACCTACGGCGTTTTTATCGGCTATGCTTGGTTTTCTAAGATGAAAAAAAAGAACTGTCTTCGTAGACACTTCATTATAGATATTCTTTGTGCTTACTTCTTTTTCGTCAAACCATGCTTCCATTTTAGATCCATTTAGAAAATTCTTGGTTATTTCTGTTAATTAAAACGCAGCTTGCATAACAGGTAACAACTGCAGTCGCTGCTGCTGATAGCCATTGTACTTGTAGCTGTGTTTTCTCCGGGAAATACATAGGAACTGTGAAGGTCTTATCTAGTGCATATGTATTTGGATTGCCCATGATGCAGCGCTCTTGTAACAGTCCTAAATTAGTAGAATATAAAAACCTCATGCGGTTACCGCCTACTGACGCTGCTTCCTCTGTGCATTGGATGTCATAAACCAACAAACCGTAACCTGCTGGAGTGCAATACATCGCAGCGCGTGATTTATTTGCACTTACCGCTATAGTTGCGTGAGTAGTACCTGCTGCTGCAAGCGTTATGATACCAACAGGAAACCCGTTACTTCCTGCCGTTAATACGGTTAAGGAATTAATCATCATGTAGTTTTTTGTAAGTGCTACAGGGGTAACGCCGTTTAAGGTCACCGTTTCTGTTTGCACTGCATAGGAAGAATTAACGCCTGATACCGCAACTGTTCTTGCGCCTGTACCTGCTGCCGTATCACTCGCACTTGCTGAGACAAGCGTAGGTGATGACATGTTAGTTGTTAGAAAAGTATAGGCATTCGAGTTATCCCAAATCGTTTCATATCCAGTCGTAGGAGCTGCATTATAGCCCTGCAAATCAAACTGCGTAGCGCCATGAATGACACCTGCAGCAATTCTTGAAAGCGGTTCTGATTGATCAACAAATCCCATTTTTATTTACCTTTTGTGTCTTCAAGTTGCTGCGCAGTGGGTAAAATCCCTCTTTCTTGCAATGCGTGCAGGTAATCGGTTATCACTCCGATTGCTTGCGCATGCTGAACAAATGCCGCCTCATACGTATCATTTGCGTTCTGTGGCTTCTCACTTAATTGAGCGCAGCCACAGAATAAAAAAGCTATAACTATTTCAGTTAATAGCTTCATTATCCGCAGATCCAAGCATTAGCTGCAGTCGCATAACAAATGTGAGGAGCAATACCCGTAACCAACGTACAAGCAGTATCTGCCGAACCACCGTTACAAGTCCCACCCGATACCGCGTAAACCTTTGCAACACCTGCGGTTGTATTCAGAAGTATTTCGACTTGTCCGATTGTTGCACTTGCGAATTTCCAGCCCTTAACACCATCGGCACCTGTTATTTGATGCGTGTGCTTAGTTGCTGATAATGCCGCAGCGTCTGCTACAGTTGTTCCAGCACCTGCTACCGTTTCAAAGGTCGTGGAAGGGAAATTTAACCCCCCTACTTTAGCAGTCCCAGTTGAGAAACCTTTACTACATATTGCGGTTGCCTGCGCAGGTACAAATGCACCTGTAAGATGCGCAGAACAAGTATCAGCATGCGCCGTACTTGCAAGCAACAAAGCTGATAAAATCAATAAAATCTTCTTCATAGTTTTCTACCTTATTCCGTTACTAATTCAGTCTTTTTAGGTCTTTTAGGACTCTTTTTAATGCCCTCAATTACAGCTTCAACATTTTCAATTGGCTTGCCTTGAGCGTTTAAAATCATGCCCTTCATTTCATTAAGCTGTGACTGCATCGCCGCAATAACAGACTGTGACTTTTCAAGCTCGCCTTTTAATACTGTAACTTGCGTATCAGTTGCCTTATTTGCATTTGCGCCTACACAAGCCCTCGCAAATTCTCTTAGTTCATGACCCATAGGAATCATTCCACATACGTGATCAGAGGCATCTGCAAACTGTTCTTCGGTATGAACGCCTAAAATGCGAAGTTCTGTAGCGATACCAGATGAAACATAAGTACATTCATCAATGCTCTTACCCATTGGTGCGGTTCTTCCGTCCCTAAAGGCTTTGTAGTGCCGAAAGTGTTCACGTTTGTGAAACTCTTCAGCAATGGTATCAACTTCGATTTTATCGCCAGGAGTTACAATTTTAACGTATTCTCTTTGAACTTCTCGAATACCTACTTTGGTCGGTGTGCTTGCACCCGTAGTTTCATTTATTTTTGCTTCAAGAGTTACAGGTTCTCGATCTGTCTTTTTATAAAATAATACAAATTGACGGTTCGATGCGCCTTTGATTCTCTGCCCAGGGGCGACAGAGTTTAAATCAAAGTCTTCTAAGGTTGGCGATCCGTATGAAGGGATCACTTTATTCAATGGAGATAATTCCATATCATTTACTCAACTATTAATTAAAGTTCACAGAACGCTACTAAACGAGTATGTGCAACGCATGCAGTTGCTACAGTCACGCCCGCTGAGTTTGTGGCTGATAATTGCAATCCACCAACAATAGCGGTTGTAACTGAATCGTCTAACTCGCCTGCGGTCGTTGTGGTGTAAAGCTTTACGGCTGTTGCACAAAGAGTTTGAGCGAGTACTTTAAAGGCTGTAACGTTGTCTTCTCTTAGATAGAATGGACCTACAGCGCCCCAAAAATACTCAGTATCTGCTACTGCAAATTGAGGGATGATATACCCAGTTGGTCGGGCTACAGTTCCAACAAGTGCGGTTGTTGACTGGACAGCTAGCATTGCTGCTGAAATGTGACACAAAGCATACTGTGCTAAAGCACCACTTGCTTTGCAGTATTTATACGTTGCGCCACCGATGTTAACTTCATCGCCTAACTGTGCTTGCGCGACAGTTCCATCGCTTGTGGTTAAATTATACATTCCGCTTAACATAATTATTTCTCCTAGAAATTATAAAAGCCCGTACAGGAACGGGCTATAAAGTTGCTTATGAATCGTACATAACGGCGGAAAGACCAGCGCCGTTACAAGTGAACTGCCCAATACCTACGTTGATTGAAATATCTACGAGTTGATTTACTGAAACGCGCTCAGTAACAGGTTGGAAGTTGTGCCCTTTGTACATTTTCAATTTGAAGTTATCCAAACGAATCATGTAGCAACGATCCACGGCGATACGCGCCAAACCGGAAAAGCTCTTTCCGCCTGCAAGTACCATCGTCATTCCTTCGATTTGCACGTTGTCGAAGTTGGCTTTCAGCATGTCTTCGTTTTGTGTAAATCTTTGCTTTGCGCTCATCGCATCGCATGCAGCGTTGTAGTAGGTAGAACCTGCTAAGCAAAGCTCTGGACCACCATTTCGCAACACTTGGTTTTTGACGTTTCTTAAACGTGATTCAATGTTGCTTGCATCAGTTGCGCCCGTGAATGTACCAGGTGCGTCAACAGCAACGTTTCTTATTGAGGTATATGTTGATCTAGCAAGACCACCGTAGGATCCAGTTGTAGGCGTTTTAGAAATATAGGCCAATACACCCGCAAAGGATTTTCCACCGTAGCCAGTCGAGTCACCTTGTAAATCCTCTTCCATTGAGTTCTGAAGTGAATCATCTGCAGCTTGGTTGCGTTGATCTAACAAATCAAGAAAGTCTGCATCACCTTGGTTCTGCGCTTTTTCTAATTCGTTGATAACAACTGGGACAACGATGATTTTAGGCGAGTATTCAAAGCCTGTAATCGTTTGGTTGTATCCGATTGCAATTTCTTCAGTTGGATCAATACGCTGAACATATGCGTTTTGTGCATATCTGATGTCTTCCCAGATAACACGACCGCCGTTAACTGTAACGACATTGCCCTTTTTCTTGAGCATGTACATCAACGGGATATTATCGCTGATTGCGTCTGAAGGTTTCTTTTCTCGATTTTCCCAGGTAACAGCCTGGATCTCACTTAAGCCTGCCATATATTTTGACTCTCTCTTTTAAATGAGGGAGCCAAAATATAAGTATTTAGCTTCCCTCGTTTGCTCTAAGTTCAGCAAGCGCTGCTGCTGCAGCTTCACGGTTTGTTGCGTATTTCTTACGCACGCCGCTACTTGATGAATGTGAAGTAATTCCAGGAACGGAAGAACTCGCACGACTCGCATTCGCTATGTGTTTCTTTTGCGATTGAGTCCTAGGCGCTGTAGAAGAGTCGTCAACCTGGCCACCTAAGAACCGATAAGCCTCTTCGTAGAGTCTCGGTAAGGTTAGATCAGGGATGCGGCTAACAGCGTTGGCAATGAACTGCTGTGAAAGCTGGGATACATTGTCAACTAGGGAACCAATACTTCTAGCTAGCTGCGGACCTTTCTCGGGATTAGCCAAGTCAGGGAATCGCGCTGTACCAGATGCATTTTTAGTCAGCTCGAAATCATTCCAAGATTGCGACAAAGTTGTAGCAACTTTGGTTCTTTCTTCTTGCTGCTGTCTCGATTTTATCTCTTGCATTTCGCTGCGTAAAGCAACTATTTCGGGATCTTTTTCCTTAGTGCCTTCTGCATCCACTAAATCTTTAGGAACATCTAGCCCCTTTGCTTTTAAATAAGCGGCTGCGGCTGCTTTTACTTTCTGCGGATCTTCCTGGTCAAACTCTGAGCGCATTTTAAGCGCATCTATTAAAGCTTCGTGTGCTTTCTTCTTGCCGCCTACTGATTTTATGTAAGGTTCTACTTCCTTAGCTAAATCCTTAGCCCATTGGAGATCTGCAGATTCGCGCTTAATTTCCTCTAACTTTGCCTGTCTGTTTTTGTGAATGCGTAGCGTTGCTTCCTGCTGTTTAGGCGATAGCGTTAAAAAGTCCTCTTTTTCTTCTTTGTTCCATTCGCCAGGAGCTTCGTAAGCAGGCTTAGTGACAACAGGCTTTTCGACTACAGGCGCGATTGGTGCCTTAGCCTCAACTTTTGCCGCTTCTCTTTCCTTAACTTCTTCAATAGCAACGCCTATGGCGTCTCTAGTTGAAAGCCCTGGAAGCTCTGTTTTAACCTCTGTTGGCGTTTCTACTACTGGGCTACTTCCTTCGGTAACGTTTTCCTTTATCATTTTTCTTTCTTCCTACCACATTAAAGGCGTCAAAATTAAGCGCCGCTGAAACTATTTCGTTTTGGCGTTCACATTTTGCGCGTGTTTCTTCGGTCATCGGTGCGCAACCCGCATCGATTTGAGCTACTGATTTTAAAAGGGCTTCTTTTCGGTCTTTATCTCTTTTAGCTTTAGCTTCTTTCTGTCTTGATGGATCTGCTGGTTGAATCTTGTCAGTTGTAATACATCCGGTTGCTTTATCAAGATTATTTAACTCGCTTCTTGAATCAGTCCACTTTTCCGCTGCAGGATGATAGTAAGGCTTTATCGTGTCTGAAATGAATATAGGAGCCTCTCCATACTTTCGCTCTCTTGGTGGCGGATTGCCTTCTTTAAATTCGCCGGTTTCTTTATCTCTATAGTAACGCCCGCCCTTGCCACTGCCGTACATTGGCGGCCATTCTGCTTCGTTTTCATCACCATAGACGAATGTTCTAGTACGTATTTTTTCAGTCATCGAAGTGCACTCCTAGCAATATCAATTCTTCCTCTTCCTGTCGTTTCTTCTTTTGAATCTCTGCTTCTACCAACATTTTCCGTTGCGCTTTGCGCTCTTTCTTGCGCAATGGTTCCCCATATTCGCCGCTTGGTGGCATGGTGAGAGAAGGTTTTAAATAAAATAAAATCGTCACACTATTTCTCTCAATTGAAATACTTGACCCGCTAATCCGTTTGCACCATCTGCTCCCTTGTTGCCGGTTCCACCCGCCGCGCCCAATGCGCCGCCTTTTCCGAACGTTGTAGATAGTGTACCTGTCGCTACCAGTACTTCGTAAATCAGTCGTATCGATCCACCGCCGCCACCACCGCCGCCACCGCCGCCACCCGTGCCGCCAAGTGTTGCAGGATCGCCATCGCTAGCGTTACCACCATCACCACCATTTGCTGATATAGTGCCGTTGTTTGTTAATATTCGTGCATGAATTTCAATGATACCGCCGCCGCCGCCGCCACCACCGCCAGAGCCGCCACTAAGTACACCGTCACCGCCGCCTGAACTTCCACCGTTACCAGCTCCGCCGCCGTATAAGCGTGATGCGCCGTAAAGTAGATGCGGATCTGTGTAGGAAAATTTACGTTGTGCAATTGTTCGTCCTGCTACGCCGGATACTGAAGCACCAGTACTTCCTTTACCACCGCCGCCGGAAGTGCCACCTGATCCCCCTAATCCGAATTGGTTCGTAAAAATAGTGCCAGTCGTGCCACCGTCTTTGTTGCCTCCCTTGACCCCGCCGATTCCATCGTCTCTATTTCCTACCTGTCCAGAGCCTCCACCAACGCCACCTGCACCGCCAGAACCCGCAACGCCATCGCCACCATTTGAGCCTGAGTTGTCAACGGTGCCGTTATTGATAAAAGACCCTGAGCAGAAAATTATATATCCCGCTGTTGTGACTACTACACCGCCGTTGATAACGAGATTATGGTAGTACATGTTGCGCGTTAACGTAGTGCTACCTGAGATAGTTACATCGCCGTCAGATGAATCACCGAACAGGTATGGTTTGTTTGTGCGAGTAATCACTCTGCGATCTCCCGCAGAAAGTTCCATTTGAATATCGTCCCTGAGCCGCCAGCACTGCCAGCTACACCCGCCGCGCCTGTTCCGTTTGATGCTCCAAGCGCACCCGCTGCACCGCCCGCTGCTGTAATAGAGCCGCCCGCTGCGATTCGTAATGACTCATAAAAGAGATGTATTGATCCACCTCCTCCACCTCCTCCACCGCCTCCTGAACCAGCGTTACCGGCTGCTGGAGTTCCCCCAGTACCACCAGCACCGCCGTTAGCAGTGATTAATCCGGTAGAATCGATTACAATCTCTCGTGCGAAAATTAGAATTGAGCCGCCACCTGTACCACCACCGCCACCACCGCCTCCTAAGACAGCACCAGAGCCACCGCCTGATGATCCACCGCGTCCACCAGTGCCACCCACTAGAAGAGTATTGCCGCGTAAGAGGTGAGGAGTAACAAATCTGATTGGTGCTAGAGTTGCAGCAACGCCAGTACTCGTACCACCGCCAGCGTTTACACCAGCGCCACCAGCGCCACCAGCGCCACCATTGCCGCCCATACCTGTGGTTGTGCTTGGTGCTGTGGATGTTCCGCCAGCTCCTACAAGTCCAGTTTTTCCAGCCGTGCCAGAACCACCGCCACCTAGTTCAACAGTCGCTAAAATAGTTCCAGCACCGCCGCCAGTCGCGCCACTTGCAGCGCTTCCCGCGCCTCCGACACAGCTAATCGTGCCAGTAACAGTTAATCGGTTTTTAACAAAGATTTTTAATCGGCCAGTGGTGAGCGTCCAGGTGTTACTTATTGTGAGATTATCGTAGTGACTCGTTACTGTAAGCGTTTGATTGCTGCCGACAGTGACATTGCCTAAATTGCCGTCACCAAACAGTCCACGCCACGGATGATATTTTCTATCGAGTGCAGACATAGGTTAAGTGTAATAGACAAAAGAAACGCCTTCACCGGAAACGACAGAATCTAAATTCACGTCGTTTAGATTATCTATGTCTACGGAATAAACATCGCCTGGATTTAACGCTACGCCTCTGCGACTACCGGAAGCGGCCACAACGGTTGTACCACCGACCACAATAACATCCGTGTTTGTAGCCAATGCTTGAATATCGACGTGTTTGCATGCGGTAGAAGCAGCTAGAGTTACTCTCGTTCCTGCGGTTGTGACTGTTTTTGAGCCGTCTAATATACTTGTGTTGGCTGTGTATGTTTGAACAGTTCCGATTGTGTTTGTGCCAGATGGCAGAGGAGATGATAACGACACGTAACCATCCCAGGCAGTCCAATCAGATACGCCATTACTCCACACGCCTGTATGTACTACATTCGTAAAACTGACATTAGTATCAACTGATACCCCATCTGATATGTTGCTTAGGTATGGGACGTATCCAGTATCCGATACGGTTAATTTAGATTCACCATTCGATCCTACAAAGCTTGAAAGGTAAGATGCTCTTTTAGTGTAAAATGTATAGCCATTACCAGGCGCGGAAGGTAGTGCGCTTTGTAGCTGAAATGTAGTTGATGTAAGTAGTGCTTTAACAATTGATATTTCTTGATAATCTGTGGGTATTGCTGTAGGCCAATAAATCAGATCGCCAACTCTTAAACTAGAACCATAACTAGAGCTTGTTACTATTACCGTTGTAGTGCTTCCAACGCCCGTGCTGTAACTGTTCCCCGTATCTGCATAAGCAACTGTTGCTAAGACATCTAAGCCCGTGCGAGCTGTTCCTATTGGTTCTGAGGTTAGAGCACTTCCGCCTGTTCCGCTTAGAGTTGTGGGAAGAGGATTTGCACTCGTTACCCTACTTTCTGCCGTCCCCGTGCCTATATCCAAGCGCACCACCTGTATGTCAGAGCCTGCGGTATTTCTGTCAACTAAGACTGGGTAAGAGCCTAGCGGATTGTTTGCAACTTTTTGGGATGCCATTTTTAGCCGTTACTTGTTGGATCTTGTATGTCTTGCGATTCAAAGTTAGTGATATTGCCTAGTGCGTCACGCTGTACTTTTGTAACTTTCTTAGTCTTTGCGGGTGCAGGCATATGTATATTTACAACAGGCGCTTCTTGTACTGGTGGTGCTTGCTGTGCCTTCATTTCTTGCATGCGTGCAGCCATTTCTATCTGCGTTCTAAGCTTCTCTAGTTCGTGCTCTGATTGTAGACGTGCTTCAGTTGCGTACTTCTCTTTTTCATCAAGCATGACTTTTTGCTGCTCTAGTGCTGCGCCCATCTGAGATAAGCGTAAGTTTGCGGCATCAAGCTGTGATTTGTTTACCGCTAAGAACTGGTCTAGCTGCGTTTTGTCGCTGATTTTCTGCGCTTCTATCATCAACGCATCATGCTTAAGCTGTATCTCTTCCTGCGCTAACTGTATGTCTGACTGCATTTTGGCAATCATAAACTGATTGTCTGATTGATTCTTGCCAGCTTCGAATTGTAGCTTAAACTGATCTAGCTGATTCTGAAGTCCTGCTAGCTGCGCGTCTTGTTGAATCTTAGCTGTCTGTAAGCGCTCATCGCTTAGTATCTTGTACTCTTGCAGCTTACCGTCTTGCTCTAGTTTCTTAGTATCAAGCTCTAGTTGCGCCTGGTCTTTATCAAATGGCGGTGGCTGATTTTGTGCGTCTATCTGTGTTTTCTGAATCACGTTATCAATAGATTCCGTGATTTCAGACTGGAACATCTTCCCTTGTCGCATGCCTTGAATGAGGAATTTTAGAGCGTGCAAGTTGACTTGAAGCAATTCAGGCGCAGTATTAGCAATATTGGCTGTTTTCTCCAATGCGCCGGTTAGAGTATTAACGATTTCAGCACGCATTGCCTTGTCGTACTCTTCGTTAATTGCAATGGTTGAATCTGTCTCAAGCTCAATTCTGAAGCGCTTATTATCTTCCTTTAACATGCCTAAAGCAGCGCGGTAATTCTGCTGATCTTGAGGCTCTAACGTGTTTGGCATTATGTATTTATCTAAAGACTCATCTTTAAAGTTCTTTAATGCCATTTCTGTTAAAAGCTCGTAGCAATCGCGCACAAATTCTGCCATTCGGCGTTGGCGCTCTGCTATCTGATTTAGCGCGTATTTTTCGGTCATTTGACGTTCACCGAAAGTGCGCTGAGTTGGATCAGTTACTAAGCCTTGTAGTAAATCGCTTGTCCCTGTGTTTTTATAAAGAATGTTTAAGCGCTGTTCTAACGCTGTATACATCTGATTCAATCCTTCAATCAGAGGAGCAACGTTAAGATACTGTGCTACGTTATCAAGTGAGCCACCTGCTGCTGTGAGCGCTTGAGCTAAGTTAGGAACACCGATTGCATCCCCTTCTCTTGCTTCAGATATTGCCGCCTGCAATCCCTCTACATTGTTGTCAAACAATAAGCGCACTCGAATAGCCTTTGTAAGCGCTATTAGGCGGTTAAATATGCGGTGTATGTCTTCTAAAATTTCTAATTGTTGGTAGTACTCTGGAATAGGCCAAAATTCATCTGTGGGGTTATTGACGATTAAAGGCGGTGGAGATGGAAAAAACTTCTCTAAATCGTAGAGCCCTCTACGGGTTTCATCTGTCTGTTCTTCATCATCATCTGGTATTAGCTGCTTAATAGGCTTTAGGAACTCGAGAGATTCATCAGAAAACCACAATACCTCGTTATCGTACTCGTCCCAGTATTCATATACATCGATTGATTCGCGTTTTGAGTCTGATTCTTCCTGCGCTTGGTTCTGCTCTTTTGCATGCGCTAGTTTGGCATAAGCTGCAGAGCCAAAAACATCAATAAATGAACGCGGTGAATAGGTGTGCTTATAAGCTATTCTTTTGCAGCGCTGCCAGCGTCTTACATCGGGATCGACGTAGAACCTATCGAATAAAATATGCTCTAAATATACACGCTCGTCCTCAACGTCTACAACTTGCTCAGTTTCAAGGTAATAGCCTTGGTCGTCTTGGCTAATGTTATCAGAGAATACTTGATTACCTTTAGTGTCGTAGAAAACTACGTTCTGAGCGCCGGTAATCGGGTCTTGGGATTGCTGCGGTGTAAGATACTCTTTCACCTCCTCTTTGACATTCTTACACTCGTAGTATGCTCGAACTGTACTAAAATCAGTAGCGCAAAAGTCATCACGGCTAGAGCACATAGTATCTAGCATCTCAAAGTCTTTTGCTAAGTTGATTGCTAGACGTTCTCTTAATATCGCTGCAGTAGCGCCTATTCCGTCATTGCCGTCTTGCGTTGTGTCTTTGCAGACTGGGATACCAATGCGAGATAATATGAGCGGTTGGCGAATCTTAAAGATTGAATTCCAGGCGGGATATTTGCCTTTGTTGGTCTTGTAATTGCGGTTAATTGTCCAGAGCTTGCCATTATCGTTGCGTTTCTTAATTTCGTACCATGATAATTTAGCCATCATGAGCCAATTATCACGCGCCTTTTCAGCGTCCTTTATAAACGCTTTGCATTCCTCAAGTGAAATAGACATTTCCCATCCGTGAGGTAATCTTTTTCATCGTTGGTTTTTGGCTCAATTCGCGCATTATGCGGGATTCCATTGGTTGTAATCTGTCTTTTATGACTGCGTTAGCATGAGCCATGCACGCATACCTGATAGCATCACATGCGTGCGTAGCTTCCCCATGTTCTGCTGCATCTTCTTTCTTTGACTCACTCGGATGCCTTGGCAGAGCCGGTATATAGTCGCGTGCGTATTTGCATTTCTCACAAAAGAATATCATCGGTATTTTTACCGCGCTACCAACCTCGTGAGAGATTCCTATGAGTCGGCTGCGTAGTTGTGACCAGCCTGCAACTCGTGATGTATCGGCCCTGGTGAGTGTGCAACCGTTCTTTTGGAACGTTAGTGCTATGCCATCGCCGCCTGTGTCTTGAAATGGCTTTGAATCTGCAAGTGTAATTAGGTCGGTGTATCCAAGCTCTGAGCGGGAAACGATACCTGATGCAATGTCCTCATTGCGCATGCGTATGCCCTTTTCAGGGCTTTCTAGGTCACATAAATACCACTCGTCATATACAATTAGAGCACCACGCGGAAACCATCGCTCATCGCCGTTTTCATCTCTGAAGGGCTCGCCGTCTGAAATTGCTATCCAGTATACCGCCGCCGGTTCGGCCATACCCCAGTCAAATGAACGATACCGGAACCAATGCGAAGGTGGTGTAAAATCTTGAATCACATGCCTATCCTCGTCCCATTCAGGGTAGAATTCGCCCGTTAGTGCGTTCCAGTCGCCTAGATCTAAAGCTTGAGCAACTGCAGCATCGCCTATACCTTCAAGTCGTCCCTTGTGCGCTGCTTCGTCGACACTTGGATTATCAGTGTAGCGTGAAAGCATGTATTGACGCTTGAAGCCTTCTACTAACTCAACTGCTTCATGTGGTCTTGCATCAACAAATTTGCGCTTGAAAAATGGTACCGATACGCCTATTGGATTTGCTGTATATAGAATTTGTGGAAGTTTATCCTTCCATTCGTCCGGTAACGTTGCACGCATCTCTTTAGGCATACGCACCCAGGTTCGAAAGAACCTTATGAGGCGCTCGCTGATTTGTGTGGCTTCATCGATTACAAGTAAATGTACTTCGATACCCTGAGCGCTTATGAATTGTCGCTCGTCTTGGCAATGCTTAAACGTTATATTTGAGCCGTTTTTAAAGAAAACGCCTTCTTTGGTAATGTGTACAATGCCTAGTTTGACTAGTGGTTCTAACAGGGATTTAAAGCCCGTCCTACCCTCTACATGATTGTCCGAGATGTCAGAATATTTTTTGCGTATCAGCACGCACATGAGATGAGGCACTGCAAGGCATGCTGAGATTAGAAGACACCTTGCGTAATGACTTTTGCCGCCTTCAGTCGCCCCACCAAATAATTTTTCTGTACCTTCAGACTCGTACGCTTCTAGCTGTCTTGGATGTAATGATAAATCTAGTTCAATTTCGGTCATTTCTTAACTAGCTTGACAGTGATTGATACATCACCTGCGACTTCTACCGCCTGAGCTGCTTTTCCGTGTGCTTGTTCTGCTATCCATATATTAGCTTTCAAATTGTCTTCATGGTCTGGATTGTTGGCAATTGCTTCGATGTTTTTAAGGCAACCAGTTGCTGCTTTTTGAACTAGCTTTTTCCACTCTAGAGTTGATTTCGGTCTTCCTGACTGATTCCCCGATTTGCCTTTTTGGAACTTCATCTGATATTTGCCTGTTAGCAGGCTTAAAGAGGCTTTGTAACGAGTATGCTGTTAATCGGTTTGATATCGCTTCTGAGCCGTCCAATAGCTGTTACAACTGCTGATATTGCAGCCACCCAAGGGACAACTTGAACAGGCAAAAGCCCTTGATTCTGGGCTAAAAACTCATAAGCAGCGTTAAGAATTGGCAATAAGCCAATTATGCTACCCCAGAGCGTTACTGATGTTACTGCGGGTTTTCCGGTGTCCATATTGCGTTATCCTGTCTCCTAGTTTGCCGGTGGTTTTTAGCAGGCGCAACGAACTTTTTGAAGGAATCGTAGGTTGAAGCTCTAAGATGTCACAGCACCATTTAAATGAATAAGGATCGTTTGCTGGATTTAAAAACCATTCGCGCACTTCAATTTTAATATCTCTATGAAGCTTTTCGTCTTCTAAATCTCTTATCGCTCGATCCATTACCATTACTACTAACTTACGCTCTGGTGTTAAGTAGTTGATATGCTCGCATGCGCTTTGGAGTGGGATAATAAGCGGTGCCCAAAACTCGTTAAGTTCGCGCAAGCCGTGCAGAGGTTTTTCTGTATGTTTAGGTAGCGGCATAGCTCATGTGATCCTTTGTTATTTCCATAGCTTCGGTGAGTGTTCTAACTATTATGGCGATATATCCCGCTTTATTTAGACGCTGCAGAAATTCGATCTGTTCTTTTGTGGGCTTACCTTTTTCAGATTTGAACTCGAGATAGAGCCCCGCAGCATGTGGTGTTTGTATTGCAACTGTGATGTCAGGAACGCCGCGCTTCATGCCTTCTCGTTTGAGCAACCATGCGGCCCGTGGTCCTCGTTTACCCGCATTAGGATTTGCCCAAATATTTAGATAACGCCAGTCAGTACGGGCCATTATCGTTACCCATTCCATATATCCTGCTTGAATGGCGTGCTCTGTGTTTTTGCGTCTAACTCTTCCCATTCAGCGCCTTTAATTGTTGTCTGACGTGCTTTCTGACACGCTTCCTTTGGTCAATTGTTAGAGTCTTGCCGGTGTCCTTTTCCATCATAGCTATCATTTCTAGCGTTAAGCGTTGCTGTTCTGTGAGTTTGATTTTTTTCATTTTAACCTTTTCTGACAATTCTTGATTTCGCGGATCGACTGTTTGGAGAAAGTAGGCTTTTCCAAATTGATGCAACCTAGTGCGGACGGGTGCATTATCGAGCAGCCTGCAGGGTATGAACGGTAATCATGATACGCGCCTAAAGCGTGCCCCAACTCATGAGCCATTATTACGGCGTTCCAGGATTTATAATCTCTTTGAATCCCATCGTGTTTAGAGTATCCCATGCTAAAGCGTATATTTTGAGCGCCTATGCATGTTTGAACCGTCCAGCCACCAGAGTATAGATCGCTGTTTAGAATCAATGGCGGTGCGCTAGCGTAGTTGTAGACCCGATATTTGAGAGTATTTCTGAAGCCACCGAGTAGGCATTGAAAGTGATTTAGAAAATCCGATAGCGCTGAAAGCTGCACACAAGGATCTAACTGCTCGTAAGAGTGGGACAATGTTACATTTACGCCTGTTGTTTTTAGCCACCGTCTTGCAAGTTGAAAACTCTGATTTAACTCCTGAGAGCTAATAGCGTTCGGCCCCGTGAGATTATACAAATCTAGCTTGATATTTTGTGCTAATCCAACATGTCCGTTGAATATAAAAACCATAAAAGAAATGAGACAGCTATAGCCGTTGTTACGAATCCGCATATAAACATTTTTATCCTGCATAATTTTGGTTCTTTCTTTATGTATTTGATTTCGTAGATGAGCCCGTTCCAGAAAACTCGTGCTGTGTCTGTTGTTGCTTGTCTGTTCATAAAATTCTAAAAAAGCCGTGTGTGCTTGGGAGAAGCTTTAAGCGCCACACGGCAAGCGCTTTTTTCCTTTTAGTGGAGATCCGTCAAAAGGGGATGTCTGAGTCATTTGCAAATGGATCTTTCATTTCTGGCAATGAGCCGTTTGCTTGAAGGTAATGAGGCTCTTTAGCAGGCGCTTGATAGCTCAAAGCGCGGTCAATCGCATCGCGCATTACAAGTAAATCAGTTCGGTTATAGAATTCTGTCTTCTGCCATTTCTGATCTTTATCTTTGTAGGTTTTCGATACTGAGTAGTAGCCGCCCTTGTCGTTTACCCAATAAGCAACTTCTACCCCTGAGCCTGCGCATTTGTATGATTGTTCCGGTCTTGCCATTTTTTTAATCCTCTATTTCTTCATTAATGTTAATTTCAAAAATCTTAACTACAATTCCTTTGTGTTTTTCCTCTAATGCCTCTTTTGCTTCCAACGCTTCCCTGCGAGTTTCAAAAAAATATTTATGCGCCCCGTTTCTGCCTCTGTGCATGACTAAGTACATGATATTTCTTTTCAATTAATCGCTCTTTCCATTTGCCACAAAGTAAACTCGGTGATGTTTTTAAACGCCTGCCAATCTTCAATTCGGCGCTGAAGTCTCAACGCTATTTCTAGAGGTGATTCCTTTGTGTCACTAATAAGCTCGCCATTTGCGGCTTTGATTATCGTTCGAGCCGCCTTTGCGATCTTTGCGTCCATTTCGATTATAATTTCGCGTAAGCGCTCTGTTTTTTCTGTTGGTTGCATTTTTAGGTATTTCATTTATTTAGCTTTGTAATTCTATATTCCGGTATATCTCTTTTGTTATTCCAAATTTCCAAGCCATAGCTAAGTCGGCGTCTTCTTTAACTCCGATTTCTGGATCAACAAACGAAACATATTCACGCCCCGTACTTGGACATGAATATCTAAGTGCATATTCGTTCTGTTCTGTAATTCCAGTTATTAAGTAGAGCTTATTTCCCTTATCGCTTTCATCTATGAGCGATGAGTTAGCGGCATCAATAATAGATTCAGCACCTAAGAATTTAAGTGCGGCCATGCGTTGCTCGATATTCTTGAGTCCTAGAACTTCTTTTGCTGTAATTGTTTTTTTAGTTACTCGCTCCCATAATTCGGGCTCGAATCTAACGCCCCATAGCGCATGAAAGCCCCAGCCATCAGACCATTTAATGCACATGCCTTCAGTTGAGTGTAGGCGACCTTGCGTATCCCTATGTAATTCTCTTGGCATTTCACAGCCAAGATAGGCACCATCCAATTCTATGGCTTCATACACATTTGCTTCGATAAGTTTTGCAATTGTCTCAAAGCCCTCGTTTTCGATTTTGCAGATATTTTGTTCTTGGAAGAAACGAATATAGGCAACCCACCCTGCGTCTTGAATAAAGGAACCGTACCAGCAGAATGTTTCATAATTTTCCCTGACATTTGCCCAGACATTTGCCCAGACATTTGCCCTGACATTTGCCCTGACATTTGCCCCGATATTTTCCCAGACATTTGCCCTGACATTTTCCCCGACATTTGCCCTGACATTTTCCCCGACATTTGCCCAGACATTTGCCCTGACATTTGCCCAGACATTTGCCCAGACATTTGCCCTGACATTTGCCCCGATATTTTCCCCGACATTTGCCCTGACATTTTCCCTGACATTTTCCCCGACATTTTCCCCGATATTTTCCCCGACATTTGCCCTGACATTTGCCCTGACATTTGCCCTGACATTTGCCCTGACATTTGCCCTGACATTTGCTGCGCTTTTTAATAACAGTGCAGCAAATTGCAAGCCTAATGGCGATGCAACAAAATATGTTTCAGGAACTTTTAGTTTAGCAATTATATATAATTCCTTTGCATATTTTGATGCGGCTATGCGATCTAGGGCCATACCTTTATCAAGCCTGTCGATCCAGGATTGAGCGAAAGGTCTGATAGCTAGTTCTTGTTCTTTAGTAAGTTCTTCGACTTTTTTCGTCATAAACATTCTCCCATATGTAAATATTAATTAATCAATTACCTTTCTCATTGCCTTTTCAAATGGATCATATTCACGCTCCATGCCAATTTCATATAAACCTGCCGGAACTTTAATTTCATTGTGTTCTTGGTGTCTTAAATACCAGGCTTCGTTAAGCTCTAAGATTCTTTTTTCGCCGTCTTCCCAAAGCTTTAAAATCGCACCATCGATAGTTGGATAAAGCGTGTGATGATGACCCGTCACTTCACCGTATGCCGCCGTGTATTCCTTTAATTCTTTTGCTGTACCAGCCGTTTTATTAACTGGCTTCAAAATCACATCCCCATGTCGAATTGCATTATTTTTCATATTTTCCTTTTTACATTTATTAAAATTTAAGCAGCTTCCTTAAGTGGCCCGTGAGCCTCTTTTAAAACAATTCGATTCCGATATTCTGGATATTTAAGGACAAAGACACGCGCATAGCAGGACACCATCGAGTTAGAGATCGCGTATTCGCCTTTGTCGTTGCGTGACTGCTCGCGTTCCCATCTGATTTTTTCAACTACTGCCTTTGCTCCAAATTGCTTTTCTCCTGATTCGCAAAGGTGAAGCGCCATAGCCTCAAACTCTTTCCAAATTTCGGGACGTTTGTGATTGTAGCCAAGAAACAGATCGGCGCTTATGGGATTAATTCCCATATCTATCAAGCCCTTACGGATTTCGTGTGCTGTGATTTTTTGCATGTTATTGCTCGAGCTTTTTGTTTTCTTTTCTTGTGTTTGGCATCACTTGCTCAAGAATGTTTCTTGCCTCTTTTGTGCCGATTTCTATTAAGCTTCTTTCGTCGAAAGTCTTTTTGTATTCGTTGAAATATTGAATGAAGTTATTACGCTTAAAGGGCATTTCCTTCTCAATGTCGCAGCGACTTAAAGCTAAGAAACCACCGATACGCGCAAGTGCTTGCTTGGCCGCAGGATGCTTTTCGAGTTGCAGATTTATCCATTTGTGATCTTTTCCGAGTCGTGCGTACTCGCGCAGTTTTTCAAAATAGTACTCGGCGGTCTTTTCCTCACCACGTTGCATTATCGTGAGGGTGCCTGACACTTCCCCTGGAGTTGGAAAGAAAGCTCGTCCTGGTTCTTTTGTGAGAACGTGGAGGGCTGTTACAAATTGTGCCGCGTCCTCGTTTTGAAATAATTCCCACCATGCTACGATTTTTTCTTTCGGAAAAATGAAGTTGGAATAAAACATACTAGCCTTGCCGAGTGCGATTGCCATTTCTTCTAGTTTCATAAAGTCCCTTTTAAAATATCGTTAACTGCGTTCATGCTGATCATGTGATTTGAAATTGCCGAAGATTTCGGTTGATTTATTCGGGCTTCTTTTTTTGATTCTTCACGTATTTCAAAAAGCCCCGCCCACCCGTTTCTAATGCTTTGGTCGATTGATTTTATAAATTCATCGGCCCCGTATTTTGACCAATGTGTTAATAGTTTTTGTATTGAAACGATTGATTTATAAGGCTTTTTTAACGATTCTTTATGTTCAAGCCATTCGCCTAGCGCTCTGTGAACGACTGGAAAATCAAGCTCGATAGGGTATTTTATCTGGTCTTTTAGTTTTGGCTTAGGCGGTTTCTGTGGAATCGGTTTGGTTTCCCCCGCACCCCCTTCCTGATCTAATACTTGAATATGATCTTGATCTGATATTGATAATGATATTGATCTATGAGGAGCGGTCGAGGATTCTGGGAGAATCCTCGGAGAATCCTCGGAGGATTCTCGTTCGATTGATTTCTTTCTAGCTTGTGAGTAGTTCTCTTGTTTTTTAGCAAAGGCTTTTCTTCTTTCAATGATTTTAGGGTGATAGATATATTCTAGATCTTTGCATAGGAGATTAAGAGCCGTAGCAGCTTCGATAATATTCTCAATTTGCTTTTTAGAATTTCCAAACTGCCTGCCGATAGTAGAAACTAGATCGACTGATATACGACCTTCGTCAGTATCATTAAGAACTGTCCAGATGTTTAAAAGTGAGAGAACTGCAAGAGGTCCGTGGTCGTCAGAAAGTTTTATGACTCTCGGATCGTTAAAAAACTCTGACTCTAAAATAATCCCTGGAGGAGCTTTTGCTTTCTTATTTTCCATGAGTCGCCCCCATGAAAAATGATATTACTTTGTTGTACGTTTTGATTTTGAATGGTAATTTGAGAGAGCAAGCTATCATTTTCTTCCACTGATTCTGGATAAAATGTTAGCTTTTAAAGGCGTCTAAGGTAGTTTACTTAGGCGCTTTTTTTGTATCTAAAAGGCCATTCTTAGCGTTTATAGATACTACGTCCTACTTCCCCTGTTTTTAGTTCTGGTGAAGTAAAGCTAACACATGATAGTTATCATGTTGCTTTTTACCTGCCAAGATATATTCTTAAGCGTTTTGATTTATTTTTATCTTAAACGGCGCATCAAACTTTTCAGAAAGTAGTTTTAAAAGGCGCTCTTTCATTATCGATAACATGACGTATTGCTGTGAATCTTCCACTTTCAAAGTGAGCTTGCCAAGGCTAAAAGACTGTATTTTTGTACCGTCTAGCATACTGGCTATCTCTTTGTCAGAGTCGTTAAGATGTTCGAGGAATTCTGACCAGTCTAAGGCGTGGTGATTTTTGCGAGCCGCAAGCCTGAAGCGCTCTAGGTCGGATATCCCGTTTCTAATGGCTGCTGATATATTGATAAATCGTACTAAGAACTCTTCTAGCGTTTCCAATAGTTCGGAGATCCGGTTAAGACCGGCTTGAGAATCGATTTTTGCATTTTCCATGGTATGATGTTCGTCATATTAAGTTAATTGTTTCCTTATTTATTTTATTCAATAGAACTCTTTTCTATTGACAACTTAAAAGAACGTACAGGGCAAGACATCTAGATATTTATAGTGATGTCTTGCACTGGTAATATTTAAAACTGTGGTGTAGTCGCTTCTTCGATTAACTTCTTAGTATCTCGCTTTTCCTTGCTGCGTGCGTTTGTCTTTCCGCGCTCGCCGCCTGGTTTGATTTGCAGGCTGAACTTAGTCACAAGCTTTGCCCCTGGTATTTCCTCGCTTCCTGCTTCAAGTGCTTCCTTGATTTTGGCTTTGCTTGGAGCCGTAACGGTCGTACAGTAATCAATGGGCACTGAATCAGGATCGTAAATATCTGTTGAAACGGTTTCTTTGTAATAGAGCCGCACGCGCTCGCCGACAAAAGTACTATCCTTGGCAGGTGGTAGAATCTGAATAATAGCTCGATTGTGCCAGTCGATTTTATCCGCAATTAGCTTTTCTTCAGCGTCCATCAAATCGCGTATAGCTTTGTTCTTAAGCTCCAAGGCTTTAAGCTCTAATTTTAGCTGCTCGATTCTAGCGCCCCGATAATCAAGCTGATTCATCGCCCATGCTTGATAGTTTGGGTCTTCTTGGTTTAAAGCCGCGCCTATAAAGCGAGATCCTAAACAGTCTTCTGACTCCTCGCGCTCAAAGCCGATTAACTCAGATTCAGGGATGTTGTAATATTGCTCAATCGCGCTCATACCCCTACCCCCGTCGTTTCTTCTGCTAGTAGCTTTTCGCGCCAGTCGGAAGCTTCAATTACTTCAGGCACCGCTTTCACTTCGTATTTATCAAGGCGTTTGAGCTGCTTTTCTGAGTACCAGATACCAGGCTTATCAAGATCGCCGTCAGCGCCGTTGGATATAAGAAATTCAGTTGCTGCCCTTCCTTTTTCTTCTCCTAATATCGATTCGATATTATAAGTATAATTGTATTGCTTTTGAGGTGTTAGGGTGTCGGCGGCCACCGCTACC